GGTCCAGGTGCCGTCGCAATTGACGATCTTGCCGCGATCCTCGGGCGCGATGGTGGTGGCGGTCGTGCGCACGCGGATGCCGCCNTGCAGCAGGGTGCCCAGCGTCCGGTTGGCGGTGTCAAGCGTGCCATCCTCGCCCAGGAGCCCGGCGAGGTAGTCGCGCAAGGCGGCGTGGGTGGCCTTCATCTCTGCATTGGTGCGGGTGGAGCCGGTGAACTCGGCGGTGGTCGGCAGGGCGGTCATGTCAGGGTCTCCAGTGCGGGTCGGGGTCGGCGGCCCAGAAGGCAGCGGCGGGGGCCAGCCAGTAGAAGCCCAGCAGCGTGCCGAGCCCGGCCTCGAGCCATGGCCCCGGCGCCAGCCCGATGCCGCGCACCCGGACCCGGGTGCGCTCGGGGTGCAGGACGCGGACCACCCGCTGGGCGGCGGTGGTCTCGGCGATGCGGGTCCAGCTCACACCTTCGTCGGCGAAGTCGGCGCCTTCGGCCATCTCGATCTGGTAGCTGTCGGCGCCCGGGGCCGGGCGCCAGGACAGCACGGCGGCCGTGGGGTCATCGGGCAGCGCGCGGGCCAGCAGGTCGGCGACCACCGGTCGGGCGGGGAGGCGCGGCAGCGCGGAATAGCTGACCGGCGGGGCAACGGCGCCCTGCTCGGCGGTGTGGACCGAGGGGTCCTCGACCACCGCGTCGATGGCGACGCGGGTCAGATCGCGCGGCCGCACGCCCACCACGCGTGCCAGCGCGCGGACACCAAAGCTGACATGCGTGCGCTCGGCATCGGACCCGGTATAGGGCGCAGGGTCGGGCGCCTCGGCCAGCCGGATCACATGATCGGCGCCGCCGCGCGTGGCGGGATAGGGCCCCATCAGGTGGCCGTCGCGGGCGCGCAGGTCCACGACATGGCCCGCCCCCGACCAGTCCAGCGGTTCGGAAACGGTCAACTCGAGCCCCCCTGCGTCCCAGGCCACGGCCTCGGCCTGCTGGCCCCAGCCGGGCATGGAATGCTGGAGGGCGATCAGATCGCCGATGCCGGGGATATAGCCCTCCATCTCGGTCTCGAAGCTGACGGTCTCGCGCCGGTAGCGGTTGGCGGCGGCCTGGTAGAGCCCTTCGCGCAAGGCGTGTTCGGCCCCTGTGATGCCGAAGAGGTCCATCTTCACCGGCTTTTGCGCCGTGCTGTCGGGCAGGGCCGCGCGGATGCGGCGGGGCGCCCAGATGCGGGCGTCGAAGATGCCGACGTCGATGGCATCGGCGGTCACCTCCGACGGCATGGTATAGTCGATGCCGAAGCTGCCTGCGACGATGCTGCGCTCGGTGAAGAGCATGACCGGGACCTGCGCCGGGCCGTCGCGCACCACCCGCAGGCGCCCGCCTTGCAGGAAGGGCTGCGCGCGGCCCGCCATGGCGATCTTGCGCGCCGCCTCCCACCAGGTGGTGGCGGCATCGAACCGGCCATCGAAGCGGTCGCCGCGCGCGGTCCAGAGCGCATCGAGTGCCGTGAGCGCGGGCAGGTCCAGCCGGTCATCGGGCAGGCCCGCGCCATAATCGGGGTTCCTCGCCGCATCGGCCAGCGCCCAGGCGATGGAGCGGCTGGGCTGCGGGTCGGTCCAGGCGCTGCCGGTCCAGACCGGAACCTTGCGGGTGCAGATCACCGCCACCTTGCGGCTGGCCTGGACCGAGAGGTTGTTGGACGCCCGCATGCGGATCGCCAGCAGGGTGACCGGGCCGAAGTCGGCGGGTTCGGCCAGATAGGCGCGCAAGCCCGCCAGCAGCACCTCGTGGCCATCGGCGGGTTCGGTCGATTTGACATCGCGGCGCGAGGCGCGGACGCGGTAGCGCCCGGGCGTGGCCAGGGTATAGATGCGCGTGTGCCGGGGCGGCGTGGCGGTGCGGTCGGTGAAGGCCTCGTCGCCCAAGGTGATCCAGCCGCCCAGCGGCGCGCCCAGATCATCGACGCGCTGCGCCTCGATCTTCACCCACAGGCTGAGCGTGGCGAGCCCCGAGCCGGCGGCGGCATAAAGCCCGCGCGGCATCACCAGATCGACGCCGAGCCGGTGCGCCACGCTGCCCGGCGCGCTTGCGGTGAACCCGGCGACCCCGCCCAGCACGGTGGCGATCGCCACATCGCCCGTCGCGGTGATGCTGGCCGGAACGGTGACGGTATAGCTGTCATCGCCGGTCACGGTGGCGATGGCGTAGGTGCCCGAAGGGTGCAGCGCGCTGCGCACCTCCAGCGTGCCCGACAGGGTGCCGGATGTGGCGGTGGTGACGGTCCAGGACCCGGCGGCGGTGCTGGCGATGGTCGCGGTGGTGAAGGGCAGCTCGCCCCCCGGAAACGACAGGAACACGGTCTGGCCGGTCGAGCGGCCATGGGCGGCTTCGGTCACCGTCAGCGTGGTGCCGGTGCGGGCGAAGGGGGCGGCGACATAGAGGTCCAGCTCCACCGCCGATCCGGTGGCGCGGCCATGGTCGGTTTCGGTCACCGTGACCGTGGTGCCCGCCTGCGCCCAGGTGCCGAAGGCGCGGCCGCGCATCTCCTGCCCCGAGACCTCCACGGATGTCACCACGGCGGTCGGGAACAGGGTGACCGCGCCGCCGGGGGGCACCACCTCGGTCTCGACCTCGCCGAAGCTCGCCAGCGGCGTGTCCTCGATCAGGAGGCTTTCGATCTCGAATTCGCCGGCGCCAAGGCACAGCAGTTGATAGAGATACTGCTCGGCCCCGGCATATTCGGTATAGGGTTGGGCGGCAAAGTCGGGATAGACCTTCAGGCGCCCGTATTGCACCGGCACCGGCGCATCGAGCCGCGCGGCATTGCCCTGGGCCTGCAAGCTGTAGGTCGGGCTGGCCTCGGGCAGCTGGGCCACGCGCGGCGGCGGCAGCACCGCGTTGATCAGCGCCTGTCCCAGCAGGATGATCCCGAGCTTCGTCGCACTGATCGCCATCTCGCCGAAGCCGAGCAGATTGCCGAGCGAAGATGCGGCCCAGGGCGCAAAGACCATCAGCGCGAGGCTCAGGATCAGGCGCAGCGGGTTCGACTTGCCGCCACCGCCGCGCGGCAGCACCACGATCACCAGCCGGTCGCCAGGACGCAGGCGCCTGCGCCAGCCCGCGCGCAGCAGCGGACGCCCGTTCAGCAGCGCCAGCGCCGGGCGCCCGCGCGGCATCAGGCGCCGGATGCGCAAGGGGCGGCGCAGGCATGCCACCTCGCGGTGCGCGGGGTCGAACGGGTTCGGCAGGCGGATCACCTCGGCGCGCATGTCAGCCTCCGGTAGATCCCGACCACGCGGTAGCCCAGCCCCGGCAACCGCTCCATCGGGGTGCAGATGGTGCCCGCGCCTTCGACCGCATGCAGGCAGTGCGGTTCGGGCAAGCCAAGCCAGACGCCGACATGGCAGGGGTGCCGCCCCATCGCCATCAGCACCGCATCGCCCTCGGCCGGGGCGCAGACCCCCGCCACCGGCGCCCAGCCGGTGCCGTCAGGACCCACCGCAAAGGCCCGGCGCGCGGCGCGCGGGTCGCCCGCATCGAATTCGTCATCCGCCAGCACCGCAGGCACGTCCCAGCCGAACCGCTCGCGCCAGACCCGGCGCGCGAGGTTCCAGCAGTCCGACTCGCCCGCAACCCAGGGCGTGCCGATGTAGCGGGCCGCCCAATGCATCTGCGCCCCCGTCACGGGTCCCGTCATGGCACCAGCCCCGGGAAGCGCGCCACGTCATAGACCAGGCGCGGGAAGGACTGGCCCAGCAGGTCGGGGAACCCGGCGACGGCGCGGATGCGCAGCGGCGTGGCGCTGACCTGCTTCAATTCCAGCCGCAGCGGCGGGTCGTTCTCGGGGCCGTCCAGCGCCGCGCCGTCCAGATAGGCCCGGTAGATCATCAGCACCGGATCGGGTTCGCGGATCGCCAGACGCACCTGCACCAGGATGTCGCGCGACACGTTGTCGATCTCCAGCACGCATTGCGGCGCCCCGCTGGTGGTCTGGTCGGGCGGGGTCAGATCGAAGGCGAAAGGCACGAAGGTGACCACATCGCCGCCGTCGGCAGGCGCCGTCGCCTCCAGCCGGGCATCGAGCGTCACCCGGTCGCGCACCACGCGGACCGGCACGGTAAAGGCGGGGTGGTGCAGCTCGACCGTGTGCAGGATCAGGCTGTCGACGGGGGCGGAGGCATAGGCCTCGGCCAGGGCGGCCGACAGGGCGGGATCAGGCATGACGCACCTCCAGCGGGGCGCTGACATGGGTGTTGAGCCCGGGCTTCACCTCCACGGTGAAGGTTTGTTCAAACCGGCATTCAACGGGGGTCACCGGCCCGCCGGTCCAGACCGGGATCATTGCCCAGGCCGGGCCGCCTGCCGCCCCGCGCGCGGCACCTGCGGCATCGGTCGGAAGGTAGAGGTCGGCCCCGGTATGCAGCCGCAGGTTTACCTCGGCCAGATCGGCGCCGGAGACGCCGGTCCCGACATAGCTGGCCGCACCGCTGTCGTCGCACAGGGACACCCGCAGCGCCGCGACGCCCGCCCCGGCCCCGGTGGTGACCCGGAAGCTGACCCGCCACCAGCCGTTCCCCCGGTCAGTCACCGACCAGAACGTCACGCCCGAGGCGCCCGAGCCTGCGCCGGTGCCCAGATGCACCGCCAGATCGCGCAGCACCGCATCGGTGCCCAGCAGCCCGGCCCGCACCCGGGCGCGCCCGGCGGCGCGCAGCGACAGCGTGGCGCGGACCTCCACCCCGGCGGGCAGCCCCGGCAGCGCCAGCGCCAGTAGATGCGCGCCGGTGCTGCCATCCTCGACCAGCCGACCTGCGGGGACGAGGCTGGGCGTCAGCGACTGCGCGGGTACAAAACCCGCCCCCGTGGCCGCCCAGTGCGCGAGATCGTCGGAATGCCCGGCCAGCGACCACGCCCCATCCTCGAACCAGGCGCGGAAGGCGACGAATTCGGCAGGCGTCATCACCCAGACCGCCTGCACGCGGTCGCGCCGCGCCCGGGTCAGGCGGCGGGTGCGGGCAGGCCCGACCTCCATGTCGGTGCGCAGGTACTGGTCCACGGCTTCCAGCCCGTAGCCGGGGCCGATGGGGGTGGGCAGGGTATCGGGCCAGTGGCGCATCAGCGGCCCACCCGGCTCAACCCGTACTGATCGCCCATCATGCCTGCCAGCGACCCGATGCCGCGCCGCCCCCGGTCGGCCAGCGCGCTGTCGATCTGCTCGATGACGACATCCCAGGACAAGCCGTCGCTGCCCTGCCGTTCCTTCTGCTCGACCTTGGCGCCCGGGTGGTTGTTCTGGATGTTGAGGTTGATCACCGGCCTGCCGCCACCGCCGCCGCCTTCTCCTGCGCCGATGGCGCCCACCGTCTCACCCATCCGGGGGGCCTGCGACAACCGCCCGACCACACCGCCATCGGCAAAGAACTGCGGTCGCCGCACCACGGCGCCGACATCCGGCAGCGCCACCCCCAGCGCGCCCCCGCGTGCCCGCTGCAACGGCAGCACCTGTTCCGACCCGTCCGGCGCCATGGCCCGCACGCCGCGCCCGCCTGCGCCGTAAAGCAGCGGCAGGATCGCCTCCGGCCCCGCCTCGCCCATCACGCCGATCTGGTGGCCTGCCATGGGGAATGCCGTCGGGCGGTCCACCACGGTGTTGCGGTGGGTCGCCAGCGCGGGCAGGTCCGGCACGCCGCCCTGCGCAAAGGGCACCACATCGCCCGAGGGGCGCCCCGGCGCCTGCCGGATCGCCCCCGCCGTCTCCGGATCGGGCGCGAACATCTGCGCAATCGGGGTGCGGACGGGATCGGCGGCGGGGACCGGCGCCGGGCCGGGCGCAGGCGGTGCCGGGACCGGGGCAGCGGGGGTCAGGACCCCGGCAGCAGGTAAAGGTCCAGCAGGTCGGGGCAGCGGCGCGACCGGGGGAGGCACGGGTTCGGCAGGCAGTTGCACTGGCTGCACCGGCTGCGGCGCGAACATCCGCGCAATCGGGGTGCGGACGGGATCGACGGTGGGCACGGGCGCCGGGTTGGACGCAGGCGGTGCCGGGACCGGGGCAGCGGGGGTCAGGACCCCGGCAGCAGGTACAGGTTCGGCAGGCAGTTGCACTGGCTGCACCGGCTGCGGCGCGAACATCTGCGCAATCGGGGTGCGGACGGGATCGACGGCGGGGACCGGCGCCGGGCCGGGCGCAGGCGGTGCCGGGACCGGGGCAGCGGGGGTCAGGACCCCGGCAGCAGGTAAAGGTCCAGCAGGTCGGGGCAGTGGCGCGACCGGGGGAGGCACGGGTTCGGCAGGCAGTTGCACTGGCTGCACCGGCCCCGGGGCGAACATCCGCGCAATCGGGGTGCGGACGGGATCGACGGCGGGCACGGGCGCCGGGTTGGACGATGCCGCGACATCCGGCAAGGCCACCCCCAGCGCGCCCCCGCGTGCCCGCTGCAACGGCAGCACCTGTTCCGACCCGTCCGGCGCGGTGGCCCGCACCCCTTGCCCGCGCGTGCCATAGAGCAGCGGCAGGATCGCCTCCGGCCCCGCCTCGCCCATCACGCCGATCTGGCGCCCGGCCATGGGGAATGCCGTCGGGCGGTCCACCACGGTGTTGCGGTGGGTCGCCAGCGCGGGCAGGTCCGGCACGCCGCCCTGCGCGAAGGGCACGACTTGACCTGCGTCGATCACATTGCCCTGCGCGCTGAAGATGCCGCTGAAGATGCCCATGATCCCGTCGATCAGCGGGGTCATCATCGGGGTCACGAACTTGGTGGTGAAGGCGCGCAGCAGCTCGGTCTGGACGTGGTCGGCAAACGAACTCATCGCCGACTTGCCGGACATCAGGCTGCGCACGAAGCTGTCCTCGAAGGACTTGATCATGCCCTCGCGGATGGATTGGTCGGCCCGGCCCGCCTCGGCCGCCAACTCCTTCAGCGCCGCCCGTGCTCCGTCCGCCGCCGCCTTGCCCGCAGGCCCCAGCCGTTCCAGCCGCGCGATCAGTTCGGCCAGCTGTCCCGCCGCCCGCTCCTTGGCCTGCGCCATCGCCGTCTCACCTTCGGCGACCGACATCATGCCCGCGCGCACCTTCTCGGCCACGCCGCCTGCGGCAATGTCCAGCGCCGCAAGGATCTCCTGCGCCTCCTTCGACAGCCCGGCCAGCGTGTCGTTCTTGTCGGTCCCGCCCCCGCCGCCCTTGCCCGCCTTGGTCTGCGCCTTCTGCCAGGCGGATAGTGCTGCATTGATCCGGGCAGCTTCGCGGGCAGAGGCGACCACACCCGCCTCATTGGCGCTGACCCGGGCGACATCCCGGTCTTCCGCGCCCGCAGGCAGCTTGACCGTCCGGGCAAAGTTCGCGCTGGCCAGGGCGCCTGCCAGCTTTACCGGATCGTCCCGGTACTGCCAGCGCAGCCGGGCATCCTCGACCGCGCCGGTGCCTTGCGCCGCCAGGGCATTGGCTGCGCCCAAGGCGCGTACGATCTCGTCAGCCATGGCCCGTGCCTGTGCAGCAGCGACGGAGATGCCACTCGCCATGTCCAGCTTGGCCAATGCGTCACCCGCCCGTTCAGACGCGATCAAACGGTCGCGCAGATCCCCGGCCGGAAAGATTGCCAGTACCAGCGCCTCGCGCGCCTCGCGCTCTGCTTGTGCCCGCATGCGGGCGACCGTCACGCTGTCGGCGCCATGGGTCTTGATCGCCTGCTGGATCGCCTCCTCCTGCTGCGCGGCGGTCAGGCGGGTTTGCAGCTGACCCAGCCGCTCGCGCTCCACCGCCACCATGCCCTTCGCCGCATCCCAGGCTGCAAGCCGGTTGGTGCGTTCGGTGTCGGAGATGTCCTCGCCGGACAGCTGGATCTCGTAGAGCTGCCGCTCCTCCGCGACCAGGGCGCGGGCCACCTCCAGGCTGTCGCGCCCATGTTGCGCCACCAGCGCCGCCATCGCCGCCTGTCGGCCAAGGTCGGCCCGTTCGGCCCACGACGCTTCCATCGCCTCGAAAGCCTTGGGTGACATCGGCTCCGGCAGCGCGCGCATCATCTCGGCCGCGCGGACCTGGCGCAGACTGTCGGCCGCCCTGCGCGCGGCGGATTCGGTCAGCGCCAGACGGTCCAGCACCTGTTGGTCAATGGCCTGACCCGAAAGCACCAGCAGCCGGTGGACTTCGCGCAGCCCTTCGGCCACGCCCGAGAAGTCGCCCGCCGCGCGCGCGGCGGCAATCCCGGCCTTTGCCGCAGCAAGCTGGCCGAACAGGGCCGGATCCACGGCGATCCCGGAGGCCAGCGACCCGATCCCCGACATCTCGCCCCGGGTTGCCGCCAGTTCCTCGCGCATCCGGCGCAACTCATCGGTTTCGGCGGGCGACACGAACACGCCCATGTCCTGACGACTGGCAATGTCGGCTTGCAGCGCGGCAATCTCGGCCTCGAGCGCCGGAAAATGATCGGCGAAGGCCCCGGCCAGCGCTATCCCCACCGTGCCGAACGCCCGTTCAAGCTGCGCGTCAAGTCCCGCGTCCAGCGAGTCCGCGATCAGCCCCTCGACCTTGATCGTCACCGCGCGCTGCTCGATGCGGGCCAGTTCCAGCGCCAGTTCGATCACGGACTGGGTGACGGCGCCATATTCACGGCGCAACTGCTCCAGCCCGCCCGCCCCGGCAACCCGCGCCGCCTCGCCCGCGCGGCGGATGGACCCGTTCGCGTCATCGACCTTGTCGGCAAAGGTCTTGACCTTTTTGCCGGTCTTGTCGGCCTCGTCGCCCGTCGCCGTCAGCCATTGCACCAGGAACGCACCGCCGCCGATCACCCCCATGGTGATCAGCGACAGCGGACTGACCATGCCCATCAGCGCAGAACGCAGCGACGCCCCGATCGACAGGCCCGACGCCTGCATGTTCTGTAATATCTGGATGACCTGCGGGCCTTGCTGCATCATCAGCATGAACGGGTTTTGCTCCGCCGCCATCATCATGCCGATGTCATTGAGCTGGTANNCGACGGTTGGCGGTATACGGCCTCTGCCGCGCCGGACTCGGCGCCGATCTCGGCGGACTCCCGCCCGCCAGCGGCGCCATCGCCGCCGCTGCCCGCTCGCGCGCATCTGCGGCCTCGCGGGCGGTGATGGCGGTCAGCCGCTCGGCCTCGGCAATGTCGCGCAGCTCCTGTTCGTAGCGCTGCTGCGTCGCGAACACCGGGTTGAACCGCGCCCGCAGCTCGTCCAGCATCTGACCCTGCCGCAGCTGCGCCGCGATGGAGCCCTCGGTCGCCCGGGTCACCCCGGTCTGCGCCTCGATCAGCCGCTGCATGTCGGTGGCGGCACCCCGCGCGGGCAGGCCGAGCGATTCCAGCGACACGCCGGCCGCTGCCGCCTGCGCCTGCACCTGCGCCAGGGCGGTTTCCAGCCGGTCGAGCGCCAGCGCCGCCTCGCGCGCCGAGATCGCGCCCTCGCGTTCGGCATCCGCGACCTGCGCCATCTCGGTCACCAGGCGCCGCGCCTCGGCATAGACCGGGCTGAACCGCGCGCGCAGATCGTCGAGCGCCTGACCCTGCTGCAACCATTCGGCAATCGGCGATGCCGCCGAGACCCCGGCCTGCGCCTCGATCAGCTGCTGGAGGCCGGTCGCCGCCGCCCGCCCGGACGGGCCGAGCCCGTCGAGCGGCAACCCGGCGGCATCGGCCGCGCGCGCCACCTCGATCAGCGCGCGCGACAGCCGGTCGGACAGCGCCGCCGCCTCCTGTGCGGTCAGCGCGCCCATCTCCTCGGCCAGCGCCACCTCGGCCAGCCCGTCGCGCGCCGCCTGCGCCGCCCCGGCCAGCGGGTGCAGCATGGCCCGCAGCTCCGCCACCCCTGCCGCCGCCTCGGCCGAGGCAAGCGCGGTATCGGTCATCTCGGCCGCCTGGTCGCGCAGCAGCGCCGACAGGTCCGGCACCCCGGCCTCCAGCGCGCGGCCGATGGCGGTCATCGACCCCGAGATGGTGTTGCCCGCGCCGGTCCAGGCCGTGGCCGAGCGCAGGGCCGCCCCGGCACTGTCCACCGCCGCCGCCTTCGCGCCTATGCCCATCGCGCGCAGGGCCTCGGCCATCTGGCGCAGCCCGGTCTGCGCGCCCTGCGTCTCGGCAAACACCCGCAGCGCCACGGTCATGTCTGTCACTGTCGGTCCTCCACCATGCCAAAGCCTGCCAGCGCCTCATCGACACCGGCAAAGCCGCCCCCGCCGCCGCCACCCCCGCCGCCGCCATCCCGGTCCAGAAAGCGCCCGACCTCCTCGGCCGAGCCGTTCACCGCCACGCGCACCGCCGCCAGGAACCGCGCCTCGCGCAGGTCATCGGCCTCGGCATGGCCGCCCGCCAGCGCGCGGAACGCCGTCAGCGTCAACCCGAGGAGATCGTCGAGCCGGTGTCCGCGCTCGCAGAGCCAGGCAAGGACAAGTCCCCAGCCGGGGCCGTCGCCGCCCCCGTTCCGCCCGCCCCCGTCCCCGTGGCCGCCCGGATCGCCGCCCCGGCTGCCCGGTCGGCGGGCAGCAGGCGGCGGGCGAAAAAATCGACATTGACCTCCACCACCGCCCCGGCCAGGTCCACGAACTCCGCCGGATCCTCGGGCATGGCCTCGGGCGCGATGCCGGTGGCCGCCGCCACGGCGGCGATCAGCGCCGCCGCGTCCTCGGTCAGCGCCGCGATCACCTGGCCTGCCAGCAGGAAGGGCAGGATGGTCTGCACCGCGCGGGCAAAGGCGGGCAACTGGCGCAAGGTGAGCGGGCGCACCGTCACCACGCCCGAGGCCAGCGTCACCCGGCGCTCCAGCGGGACAAAGGCCGCCAGCCCGGTGGCATCGGAAGCTGCGGTCATGTCGGGGCTCACTTCATCACCAGCAGGAAGTCGTCATGCCCGGCCTCGGTCGGCTGGAACCGCAGGTCGGTCGCCAGCAGCAGGTCGCCCTTGTAATCCTCGCCCTGCGGATCGACCCGCTGCACGCGCGGCGCATAGATCAGGCCGCGGTTGCCCGCCGTGGTGCCCCAGCTGAAGCCCAGCGTGGCATTGGTGTTGGTGTTGATCTCGGTCCGCCAGGCCACCTCCTCGGCCGGGGTCAGCGCGGTCGACATCTTGCCGGTCGCGATCCGGTCGGTGATCGAGATGCGCTCGCCGCCCAGCAGCTCCATATGCTCGACCTTGTTGCCGACATCGACCTCCAGCCCGCGCGACGCCATCGCCGTGCCGCCCGACAGCGCGCCGGTGGCATAGCTGACCCCGAGCCGGATATCGCCCGCCATCTCGTCGGTCAGCACCTGCGGCCGCTTCCACGCCGTCAGGTCGTAGTTGCCCGGGATCGCCGCCTCGTTGGCATTGGTCTCGAAGCCCATGAAGCTGAACTCGATCTTCGGGATCCCGAAGGCGGGCAGCATCAGCTTGGCCGTGCCGCGCGCCCCGCGCGAGGTATAGCGCACGCCAGACCGGAAATACTGGAAGGTCAGGCTCTCGAACGCCTCCGAGACCGGGTTGTATTCCACCCGGTTGGCGGCGGTCACGGTCTCGGCAAAGCCGCAGGCCCGCATCAGCTTGCCCCAGGCCGGTGCCGTCCCGGCGGTGCCCGACCCTGCCAGTTCGACCGCGAACTTCATCTCCGCGACCCGCGCCGCGACCAGCTGCTCGGTGGCGCCCAGATGCGGCAACCAGATCTCGCGGTCCACCAGGTTGCGGATGATCCGGTGGCTGGGATTGCTGATCAGCAGCGCATCGGAATTGTTCATGGTCGGCTGGGTGCCGTAGCTCACCTCCAGCGCGGCGCGGATCAGGGTCTGCTTCATCGAACGGCTCATTTGCGCGGCTCCTTCGAAGGCTTGGGCGCCGGGGCGACCGGCGGTTCAACGGGGGCTTGAAGCCCGGGTTCAAGGGGGGCGCCGGGGTCGGGCGGCGCGGGTTCGGCGGCGGCAGGGCCGGGTTCGGCGGTGGCACCGGCGGGCACATAGGCCCAGAGGTCCGGGTCGAACCGCCAGGACCCGCCCGAGGCAGGACGCGGCGGCAGGGGGCGGGCGGGGTCGGTCATGTCAGGATCCTCACCTGGTCTTCGATTGCGATGATGGTCTGATAGACGGCCTTGCCGTCCTCGAACCGTGAGAGGGACGTAGTCCGCAACCGGAACACATGCGGCACGCCCTGGCTGGCCAGCGACGGCGGCGTCCATCCAAGCAGCGCCAGATGGATCGCTTCGATCAGCGTCTCCGCCTCGGTCAAGCCGCGCGCGCCGTCGCGGTCATGACTGTCGATGGTCAGAACGACTGCGAACAGGCGATCGATCTGCTGTCTGTAGATCCCGACCAGTGGGTTATCGGCGCGGCCGGTGACGCCCGCCGGCAGTACATGAGCGCAAGGCGTCGACTTCGGTAGTGCCCCGGTCGCAAGCAGGGCCGCCAGGGCAGCAGCGCCATCGACCCGACCCTTCAACGCCGGAACCAGGGCTTTCAGCCGGGTCATGATGTCGTCGATGATCATGGCTGCCCACCTGCCAGCGCACTCTGGACATGGGCGACAGTCAGCGCGTCGATGTCCCGCTGCTCCTGGTCGGAAACGCCGATGAAGGGACGGGCCGGAATGTCGCCCCAGGGCATGTGCATCAGGAAGAACTGGCTTTTCGGGCGCTTGGCACTGGGGGTTGTCCAGCCGGTCCGCGTGCCGAACGCCCCCTGCGCTGCGCCTCCCTGGTGAACACCGGCATAAGGTACATTGGTGCCGACCAGGACGTGATCCGGCGCAGGACGGGCAGTGATGCTCGTGAGCAGCAGACCCGACAGGCGCAGTGTCTTGCCGCCCTGGGATTTCGCGCGTTTGCTCGGGATCCACGCCTGCCCGTCCGGCCCCTCATTCGTGACGGCGATCCGCTCCTGTGCCCCAGCGACCAGCGCCCGCCCGATCCGATCCATGAGATCGGTCAGGTCGCGCAGCTGCTCGACGGCCAAATCGATATCGGCGAGCGCTGGCAGATCGCCCAGGTCGAAGCGGAGCGCGACAACCATCAGAACCCCCGCAGCGAGTCGCGGGTCAGATGCCGCTCGGGACCATCCGTCATCGCCACACCAGGCGATGTCATCTCGGGCGCCATGCCACCACCATCCCCAAGCGCGAGATCGCCCTCCGAGACGGCCTTGAGGAACTCCACCGCGTTCTTGTGCAACGGGCGGGTCGACTCACCGGAATGGCCTGCGTTGATGTGCAGGCGGTGCAAGGCCATGTCTCGGCAAAGCACGTTCAGAACGCGCGGGACCTGGATGAGGGGCAAAGTCAGACCGGCCTTGCCGAGATAGCTGTCGATCTCGGCAGAGGCATCATCCAGCGCGGACTGGATACGCGCCTCGACCACGTCACCCTCGCTGCCGTCCAGGTCGGTCAGAAGCACCAGGTCGCGATGGGCCAGACCGGCGCGGAACTCGGCAACGGTTGCATAGGCCATCTCAGGTCCCGCCCTGCAGCGGGTTCACGGTCAGCAGTTGCACCGCAAAATCCGGGTCCGCCTCCAGCGCAGCGATATCCTCTTCCGTCAGCTCGTCGACCTCTGTCTCACCATAGGCCCAGCGACGCCCGTTACGGCGACGCCCGCCTTCGCGCGCGCAGGTGACGATCCAGAAAGCCCGGAGCGGGACGTTTGCCTCAGGGCCACCATCGCCGCCGACACCATCGCCCGGTCGGTCGACCAAAGGGGTTTCGGCGGCCCCGTCCACCTGGGGGGTATGATCGGACGGAGCCGCGCCATCCGGAGGCGAGGACGAGCGCGCCGCCGGAATTTCGGCGATGGGAGCCTCGGCGAGTTTCCCCACGCCCTCGGCCCCCTCGGTATCGGTTGTGGAAGCGGCATCGGACGCCACCGCGTCCAGCCGTTCAGCGGAGACAGCCACGCTGCGCGATGCCTCGGTCTCTCCGGTGGCACCACCCTTGCGGCTGTCTTCGGCCGATGTACTGGGCTTTCGCGGCTTGCGGGTCATGGCAGGTTCCTCGTCGGTTTATCGTCGGGGGCGGGATCACCGCCCCCTCGGGAAACCGACCGCCCAATAGGGCAGGTCAGAGCGTCAGACGGCCTTCGACATGCAGGTCTGCGGTGTTGCGCCATTTGTTGGTCGCGCCGTTCGAATCGCGTTCATTCAGCAGGATTTCCCGGGCAGCACCTTCGAGCGACGGGGGAACAACAAGCAGCTTCGGCTTGAGGTTCAGCTTGCGCCCCCGGTGGCCGCGCATGGACATCATCGCGGCCCGCGCCAGGCCGTAGTTCGCCGCGTTCAGCGTCTGGCGTGACGCATAGACCAGTTGCCAGGCCCCGAAGCCGGACGCACAGCGGCGCTTGGCGCCCCAGACGAATTCATCCTGGTTGAACACATTCTCGTCGGTCAGGCTGGTCTTCGGAGTGATCTTTGCAGCCTCGCGATCCTGGAAGATCATCGGCTTGATCGCCCGGCTGTCGTCGATCAGATACCAGGCCGCGCCTGACCCGCCCTGGAAGTTCGACACCGACACTTCGACGCCCAGCTCGTTCTCGACGGGATGATCCGTATCGAAGAAGAACTGGCCATCATAGTGGGTGGTGTTGAAGCCCTTCTCCAGGTGCTCCCAGACCAGATCATCGGGCAGTTCGGCCGCCACCTGCGCCATGTCGGAGACCAGCGGCGTGTAAATGCCATAGACATCGTCGGAAATGTCATCGACCGGCACCGCGACGGTCTTTTCGAACTTGCGGTTGGTGATGACGAAGCCGTCGGTTTCCAGCCGCTCGACATAGCGCTCGCCGATCCATTCGCGCATCGGCCCCAGTTCCGAGAGCTTTGGATAGGCCTGATGCCGGGTCGAGGACTGCACCGTCATGGCGATGCGCGCATAGGTGCTTTCAACCCCGGTCAAACGGGTGTTGAAAGCAGTCGTCATGGCAATGTTCAGGGCTGCCAGAGAGGCCCGGGTGATATCCATTGCGGATCTCCGATCAGAGGATTTCGACGACGACGCCTTCGGGCGTCACGTCCAGGCATTTGCCGGCGACGATGGTGCTGGTCGCCGACGAGCTCACCGTGTTGTCGTCCACCACATAGACGCTGGTGCCGATGTGGGCGCGGGTGACGGCGTTCGTGACATCGTTGCGGAACAGAAAGGCGCCCCGTTCGATATCCACGCTCTGGTCGCCTGCCGCGCCGGTGGAGTTGTCGGCCTCGGCCAGCGCGACCCCGCGCACCCGGGTGGCGGTTGTCACGGCCTTGACCGCGAAACCGCTGCCGTTCAGCGCGACCATGGACCCGGCGAAGATCCGCATGGAGGCCGCGACGGGATCGCGAAAGCGCCTGGCTTCGCCAACCCGGGTGCGCGGCGCGTTCTGAGTCAGTGCCACCATGGTTCAGTTCTCCTGCACGGCATTGCGGTTTTTTGCGAAGTCGGCATCGCTGACCCCCATGCGGGAGGCAACCTGCCGCTCCAGCGGATCCAGCGTGTCACCGGTCGCCCTGGGCGGCACCCGGCCTGCCAGCTGGCGGTCACCGAGATTGACCAGCACCGGCGCCTGGGCGAGCCCGGCATCGAAGAGCGCCATGTCCTTCGATGCGAGCTGACGGAACCAGGCCTCATTGGCCGGAGTGATCTTGCCCGCCTCGCGACCGGCCTCGATGGCATCGGCGATGCGCTGGTCGCCGACTTGCTTTTGCAGGCTGGCCAGCTGGGTCTGCACCTCGTTGAAGGCCTCGACCGAAACGTGCTTCGTCGGATCGATGGTCGGGGCGGGCTTGGCAAGCCGGGCGCAGACCTGACGCACGGCATCGTCACCGGCCACCCCGGCAGCTGATACGATCGAGGCAAGCTGGGTCTCGACCGTGGAAAGCGCAGTCACGCGCGCCACGATCTCTGCGGGCTTGTCGGCGTCGATGCCGAGCAGGCCTGCGATCTCCTTGATGGGGTCCATCGGGGTTTCCTTTGAGGCGAGTTGACGGAGTTGGGGAAGTGCGGGGTCGTTGACGAGGCCCGCGCCTTCGATACGCATCACCGCGCCGTCCGGCCGGTGCTGGAAAACCGGCGAGATGAAACGGTAGCTGCGCCCTTCGAGGGCGGCACGTCCCTCCGGGGTCCAGACCACCGATGCCATAAGGCGGGCGCCCTCGACGCGCATGGCCTTGATCCAGCCGGCGGCGCGGCTGTCGGCGAGCTTCTGATCTGCAAGCGACCGGTGATCGAAGTCGATCATCAACTCGCCCCCGAATGCCGCGGCAAAGCTCGCCGCGATGATTTCCGGGGCGGATGCGGGGTCGAGGTGCAGCCGCAAGCCGGCGCGCTGATCGGCCAGGCGGAAATCTCCGACCGGCATGATCTCGATCCAGTCAGCGGACGGATCGACAAGCACAGGCGCGAGAGCGCAGATCTGGCGAATGGAACGGGTCATGCCCGCCTTCTGCCAGATCGCGCGCGTCAGGTGCCCCGTGGAGCAGTCCCGGGGGCACAGGCGGTCGGAGGAGGTGCAGGTCGGGGACTGCTGCCAGATGCCGTTTAAATCTTAGCAGGTGCCTTTAAAACTGGCCGAGTCGGGTTTTCCCGGACCCTCTGCCGCCGAAACCGGTCAAGGCGCCTCTGCGGGCGTTTTTTCGGGGGTGGCGCTGATCGCCCGGATGTGGGCTTCGGCATGATCGATCAGCGCCTGTTTCCAGCCGTCCTGAACAGGATCAACGCGCAGTTCTGCAAGCCGCTGTTTCCAGCCTTGCAGATCGAACAGCGCGGGTTCCGGCCTAAGAACGGGCATCTATCAGCCTCTGAATGAGGTCCGCGTTTCCGTCCATGATCTGCCGGACACGCGAGGACATGCGCCAATAATAGGAAATGGTCCCGATTTTCTCAAGCCAGAGCAACCTGGCATGTGAAAACACTTCCGCCCCATGGTCGATACGCTTCAGCTCCTCGCCGAAGATGGCGATCCGATCGGTAAACTCAGGAAGTCTGGGGCGAAGGTCCTGCCCTTGCATCCTGACTGCGCGCCATATGGAGCCACCGGGCGTGATCGCCGTTATGGCATGGCCAGCATCCTGAAACAGCGCCGTCAGATCGTCGGTAGAGAGCGCCCCTTCGGTGATGTGGCTGTGGAAAAAGCTCGGGAGGGTCGGCATGTCATCACGCCGAAACCCGACCACTTCCGGCCTGTCCACGGGCGCCGTCCACTGGTGGATCGGCCGAGACTGATCGTCGGTCACGATCAGGGTTTCGCGGCCGTCCGACAGGCGCCGAAGGCGCAGGCCCTCGATCAGGCCGCGCTCCGCCGCCTGGCGCTCGGGGGACAGGTCGGGCGTGATCGCCGCCCAATCGTCGCCCAGGTCAAGCCATGTTGCACCGGGGTTGGTATCGAAACCGGGATGGATGCCGCGCGGGATCATATGAACCTCGCCCGACCGCTCGTGGGTCCATGCCTCCTCTTCCAGATCCAACGCTGCGTCCGGGGTCCGGCTGTTGCGGCGCATCCAGCCTTCAGTGCGCTGGAGGACAATACAGCCGCAGAAGTAGCCGTTCGGCGGGTAAATCCGCAGCCAGACGGGATCATCCACCTGCCAGATACGGTCGTGAAACCGGGTATGGGCGTGCCGCTTCGTCGGCCGGTCGATCTGGATGTAGTGCAGATACGGGAAAGCCTGCTTAGTGCGCTGTATCGCCGCCCAATGCCCTGCGGCATGGGCGGTGCGCATGTTGGTGTCGAAGATGGTGCGCAACCGGCGCATCGATCCGAGCTGGACCACTTCGGTCTCGCCCGTGACCGGGTCTTCCATCTCGGCCTTGCCCCACCAGCCCATCTGCTGAAGGCGGGGGGCGAGGTCGGCGACTGCCTTTTCGATGGGGATGCCTTCGGCCAGCTGCTTGTCCACAGCGGCACGGATCGCGAGGGACACGTCCTCGCGACCGGCCTTGGCGACGACCCAGTTCCGCGCATGTTCCTCGCGCCAGTGGTCCAGATGATGGAACCGCTGGAGTTCGTGGGCATGGCCCTTGGACCGGAAATACTCGACGGCCTCGCGGTGCTGCAGCGGTTCCAGCGTGATTTTCGCCATGATCAGTCCCTGATACCGGCGCCGGTCTCACCGGCCAGACGCGCCGCGAAGGTGGATCGCGACAAAAGATCGAACACGGGACCGGGTGCAGCACCACGGAAGGCATCCAGGATGTCCTGCACATCGTTCATATCGCGCGCGCGCGCGAGGGCTTCAAGCAAGCCGCCGATTTCGCCCTCCATGGCCTTCTGCATGCCACCCCCGGAGATCAGCTCGTCGATCAGCTGGTCGATGCTGTCGCGGGACTTCCCAGGCATCCTGGACGCCGCGATCTGCTCAGGCTGGTCCGGCGAAGGTGGCGCGACAGCCGCAGGCAGATGCGAAGGTGGTTCTGGCGGTGCCGGTGGCTCCAGCACCTCTTCGCCTTCCTCGGGTTCCTCAAGGGCAAACACCTTGCGAACCTGCCGCACCGCAATCCGCAACCCTGCCTTCGGGCCCTTCTCCAGCAGTTCCAGCATCAGTTTTGGATCAGCTCGCTCCGGAGAGACAAAGCTGACCTTTGGCACCTGCACCCCGCTTTCTGGCGGAAAATTGACACGGACCATTGCGGCAGCGATGTCGCGCTCCAGCGTGGCCGCCAACTGCTCGGCATCGGCATCGCGGATGTCCGACCGCACCTCCTCGTGGATCTTGCCGACTGCGTGGCCACCCGAGATCGCATCGGTGGTGGCAACCTGCCCCAGAACACCCTTGGAAATCTGTTCGTCCCAGAACCGCGCCTTGCCTTCATAAAGCTTCTCGGCGCCGCTCCTTGCCGCCGTGACGATGTCGATCTCCATGCTCTTGGGGATGATCGCCGCCATGTCCACGCCAATCTGGCGCACGGCGCGCAACAGCGTTCGGCGATCCTCGACACTGGCGGAAGTGTCGTATTTGCCCAGCCGCAGCGGATGGCCATAGGCTTCGCAGAAGATCGCCCAGTCCTTCAGCGTGAAATTCTTGAACATGTAGGCCCAGGCGGACAGCCGGGCGAGGCCGCCCCGGATCGGCAGGCCCGATTTGGTCTTTGCCAGGTGGATCACATAGCAATACGCCCGCAACGGCTGCGGGCCTGCATTGTCGCGCAGGTAAAGGTAGGTACCGTTGCTGCGGTCAAACTCGAACCAGCGTGGATCGACCGACTCCAGTCCCGCGACCTTCAGGCCGGATTCGCCATCGCGCTGCCAGATGAGTTCGCTGACCGAATAACCCTTGCCGATCGCATCCATCACGTCGATCAGCGTGGTGCGGATCGCCGAACTGTTCAGGACGTCCCGCACCATGTCGGCCGCCTTGTTGGAGGCCGCATCCTTGCCGCCGGGATCGACCTGCAGGGTCAGCGACCGGATGGCCCTTTTCCGTACCCCCAGAACCGCCGAATAGTGAAGGTCCTTTTCCTCCATCTGCTCGGCCAGCTCGAGATAGGCGGTGGCATCTCCGGTTTCCGCTTCGCGCAGGATCCGGGTCAACCGGCGCGGGTCGAGGCCGTCGGCCGGGTGTCCCGCCTCGATCTGCCGCACCGAACCGATCGTCGCGACCGCCTGCCGTTGCAGCAGTTGCGCGTTCGGCACACGCTGCAACGGTCGGCCAAATTGATCCACCAGCATCACCATGCCCCCCCTTGCATACCCCAGCGGCCGCCGGAGCCTTCTTCGTCATCGTCGCTGTTGTCCCGATCAGCATAGCGCGAGCGGGTGCCAGGCACGCCCTCATATGCAAATTCCGCCACGCCCAAGTCGGCCGCGGTGACAGCCATGGCACCAGCCCAGAAACGGTCGGCGTGACCGTCGCTGTCACCGTCCGCGATCAGCCGCCGGATCCCGGTCAACCCGACCAGTGACTTGATCGAATGCAGATCCGAGCGCAGCACCGGATCGCCCTCCGGCAACCGGGTCTTGCGGTCCTGCATCGACTCCTTCAGCTTCGTCGCCATGTCGAGCTTCGCGGCTGAAGTGAACAGCACGCCCTCGACCCGATCCGCGCCATGCACCCGCTTTGCATCCTCGACCGGCTTTTCGCCCATGCCGGTCTGGTCCATCAGCACCCGGACGACGCGGTACCGCTTTACCACCCCGGCCAGCAGCGTGTCCTGCTCGGCAAAGCTGATCCGCTTCTTCGCGATGATCTCGCGCGTCCAGAGAACATCGCCGATCAGTTCCATGACCCAGATGACGAACAGGTCATTCCGGGCCGCGATGTCGACGCCAACAAAACAGGGACCACCCTGATAGTTGCCGGGAAGCCCGGCTTGTGGATGCTCGCAGGCCGAGATCAGGTCGTAATCGAGCCAGCTCGAGGCCTCGTCCAGCCAGGCGAGTTCGAACTCCTGCGCCCAGGCATCCTCGTCGGCCATGCCTGTGCGCAGTTCATCGACATTGACATCGAGTCCCTGGCGGACGGCTTCATAGATGTCGACGTGATGCTTCGACCAGCCGTTGTCGGCGCTGGTCATCAACTCGTAGAACTTGTTGCCCTTGCCGTTGGGGGTGGAGATCACCCGGATCTTGTGGCCGCCCCGCGCAGCGACCGGAAAGGCCGAGCCCCAGATGCGCCGGCTGTCGGCATGGAAAGCGAATTCGTCCAGCAGGAGATTGCCGCCAAATCCTCGCGCCGCATCCGGGCTGGCCGAAAGTGCCACCACACGCGACCCGCCCGGGAAATGCACCTCCTGCGTCTTGTAGCGGGCTTCGGGCACATCGACCAGGAAGGTGGCATCGCCCTGCCGGGTCTCGCGGACATGGGCCGGGACGTGGAATTCGTCCTGCACGAACTCCGGCTGCCCCCGGTTTGAAAGGCCCTTCAATACGGCATAATAGGCCCGCGTCATCGGCTTCAGCGCATCCTCCAGCGCCTCCTTCGCCGTGTTCTCCGACCGCGACAGGATAGTCCAGCGCACCTTGCGGCCGTCGATTTCGGCCCGCGTGCAATCCGCGACGATCTCGCCGCTGGCGCCGAAGGTCTTGCCGCCGCGCCGGGTGAACATGCCGATCTTGAAGCGTGACTGGTCAGCGATCCAGGCGCGCTGATAGGGCAGGAACTGGATGACGGGGGTCATGCAGGCCGCTGGCGCTCGATGTGCCAGCCCTCCGCCTGCATCGAATCCCACATGGCCAGCGAGGCGCGCAGATCAAGCGCGATGCGCAGGGTTCCATCGTTGCTGCTGAACCGCGCAGAAGCTGCAGACATGATCGCGCCCTCGATTTTGGCACGCCACCTACCGCGACGGCCGTCCGGGGCGACCCAGCGAAAGCGGCGCGACACGGCGCGCGTCATGCCCCTTCCTCGACATCAATCAGGAACGGGTGCCCCCGGAACCACGCGATGTGCGACCGCATACCCAGATGATCGATGACAACGTGATGGCCAACCAGCCAGACCCACAAGCGATTCAGTCGCCCGGCCTGTTTCCAGTTATGATCGCCGGCCAGGACAATGGCGCCGATCGACGCATCGGCCAAATCCATGTCCTCCACAAAATGGGTGGTCTCGCCATGCGCAAGCCGCTGCAACAGGGCGCGCATCACGCAAACCCCATGATCTCGCGGGCGCGCTGGCGGAAATCCTGATCGATGTCGCCCGAGGCCGCCGCTGCATCCAGCTTCGCGGCCTGTTCGGCGCGTTCGGCCTTGATGATCGCATCGCGCAAAGAGGTCGAACGGATCAGGTTGTTGAGCGCCGTGGTCAGATCCTTCATCCCGCGTGGATCGGTCAGTTCCCCGGTCACCATCATGTTCTTCTGAAGCTGCCACTGGATGCCGGTGAGCTGCTGGAACAATGCCTTCTGGGCATTGGCTTCGTCGGCCAGGCTCGCCTGGTCGAGGAAAGCCCGGATTTCATCCTGAGCCTGTTCCTGCATCCGCACATAGTCCCGTATTTCCTGCCCATAGGCATGGATAGCGGATTTGCCGATGCGGATTTCGATGCCCTCTTCTTCACACCAGAAAGCCAGATCCTCGGCCAGTTGTTCGTAGTCCGAGAAGTTGCGGCGCTTCAGCTCTTCATTGAGCTTCTGCCGCAGTTCGGGCGGCAACCGGTCGATCTTGCGAGGCGGGGGCATGTCAGCGCCTCGGGCCGGGGCGCTGGATCGACGGGTGCGTGGCGCGACCCAGGGCGATATCGACACCGCGTGCGGTCGCCGTCGCGACACGGAAGTCCGGTTGACCGCCCAGCGTGACGAACCCGGACTCGGCCAGCCAGGCCAGCTCGGTGGTCGTCAGGTCGCGGCTGGTGTTGATGCCGATCTGCTCGCTGTTCAGCACATCGGTCAGGATCGAGACATTGGAGGTGTAGCCCGGGCTGGCCTCCAGAAACCGCAGGATCGCCAGGCGACGGTGGCGGCTGACATGTTCAATGTAGTCGGTCATTGCCCTTTTCGCTCCAGAAGGTACTGCTCGACCCGCTGCACGACGACTTCCTGTCGCCGAGACGCATCGTTCGACGCGGTTAGCGCGACGCGCACTTCCTTGACATCGCCCCTCAACCCTTCGAGGGCGATGCGCAGATCATGCATGTCATCCTTGCCGGGTAATCCGGTCACGATCTGATCCATCAGCGTGAGCCGGTTCTCATGCCGGTCGACACGGGCTGCCAGGGCGGCCATCGCGTCGTCCGTGCGCTTCTGGCGCGTATGGACCCAGCCGACAATGGCCAGAACAACCGTGACGATGACACCCATCGTCACGGTCAGGTCGAAATTGAAGGTCATGCCGGCGCCCCCGGCGTTTCGGCCCGCCAGTCCTCGCCCGCCGCGATCACGCAGGCCCGGCCGTCCACCATCACCACCATGGTCCAGGTGCCGGAGCGGATATTGGCAAACAACAGCACCGGGTGGTTGTGCGGGGAGACGCCTGCCCCGATCACCACCTCCTGGTAATCATCGACCAGCGATGCCACCAGTTGGCCCTCGGGCACCCAGCGCGCACCCTGGGCCAGCGTGGGCAGCGTGGGCAGCGTGGAGGCGACCAGCACGCCACCCGCCAGCATCAGCGCCAGCAGGATCGCCCCCAGAAAGTGCAGGGCGCCGTCCGGTGCAGGCGTGCGAAACAGCGTCAGCCGGTAGTTCGGGGCGCGGCGCTCAAGCCAGGCCCAGATCCCCAGCACCAGTGGCGCCAGCATCTGCCAGGCGCTGATCGCGCGCTCCCCGGTGGCGATCACCTCGTCGGGCGTGGCACCGGCGCCGATCTGGCCCAGAAAGCCGAAGAGATCGACCCCGAAGGCATTGGCCGCCGTGGCGACCACCGCCAGCAGCATGGCCCAGAAGGACCGGGCCTGCCAGGCGGGCAGGTCCGGCAAGGCGGCATTGTTGGAAAGGATGCGGGTCAGCATGTCGGGCCTCAGGTTTCAGAGTGGAGGATGGGGGCGGCGTAGCGGGCGACGATCCAGCCTTCCTGCCCGCCGTAGAGCACGCAAAGCCATTGGCGCCCCTCGAACACGCCCTGGCGCAGCACCGGCACGACGGCGCCGTCGGGGATCGCGGCGATGACATTGGGGTTGAAGCTGGGCCAGCGGCGCAGGTTGAGGCTGTCGCCCCAGGTCTCGACCTGCACCATCATGTCGCGGACGGGCGCCGGTTCGGAGTTCGTGTCCGCCGCCGTGTCGACCGGATCGGCCTGCCCCAGGATGCGGGCGCGCATCGCCTCCAGCGGGAACAGCGGATTGGTATCGGTCTTGCGCCCCGGGCTGACATACCAATGCGTGGTGACGTCCAAGAGCGACGGGATGCGGGCGAACAGCACCTCCAGCAGCCCGGTCAGCGCCGCCAGTTGCGGCTCCGGGTAGGGCATCCACAGCCCGCGCCCATGTTCCCGGGTTTCCGCCTCGCGGATGCCGAACAGGTTCACCGCCAGCTGCTGGCCCCACCAGGTCATCGCCATGGTGTCGGAATGCCGGGCCATCCGGCCCGGGTTCACCAGCTCGATCCCGATCGAGAATCCGTTGCAGCCGCTTCGGCCATTGTAGGTGGACACACCGGCATGGTTCGCGCGCCGGTTGGTGGCGACCAGCTGGGTGATGGCGCCATCCAGTTCGATGACGAAATGCGCCGAAGCCGAGCCGGTATTCTTCGACGCGAGATAAGCGGCGGAATTGCCCGCCTCCAGCCGTCCGGCGGTATCGTGCAGGACGACGATCACCGGCGTGATCGCTTCGCCCGTGAAGTGGGCAGGCAGCCATCTGGCGGTGTCGATCCGGTGATTGAGGAGTTTCATGTTGGCCCCGCGAGAAGGGGCGCGACGCTGCCCCGGTCAAAGACCGGAATGCCATACCAACCAGACCCGGTGCCCCGTGGAGCGGTTCAGAGGGTATCCCACAGCGGAAGCAATGGCTCGACGCCGTATTCCTTCTGCATCCGGCCGCGCAACTTGTGGACCCAGTGCGCCGAGACACCGAACTCGCCCGCAATATCATTGGCCGAGCGTTTGGGGTTGGTCAATCCTGCGTCAAGGATCGCAGCACGCAAGAGCGCGGCGCGACGTTCGGTCTCTCTGCCGCGCGGAGACGGGAAATGAACGCAGGTGCCTCCAAACCTCTCCGCCAGCCAGGTCACCACATCGGCCCCGACCTCGGTCGCCAGCTTGGAAGCAGCCGCGTGGCCCAACTGGGGCACGTTGCGATACCGCCCGCCCGCATTGGCGATCAGCCGCAGGCGCGCCGCCGGGCCAAGGTCGCGTTCCAGCTCGTCAATCCAGGCGGTCATCATCCGCCCCGAACTTCGTGGTCTCAAAGCCCCAGGTCGCACCACCGGGCCAAGCCTCGCGTGCAAACAATTCGCAGCGCGGACCGTGCGGTACCAGTTGTTCGATCATCTCGCGCATCTGCACCGGCTTGCGGCTGTGCTCGCGCCGGATCGCCTCGATGCTGTCAGGGATGTCGTCGGGCCGCAGCACCTGCCGGGGCGCCAGAATGTGGTTGCGGGCCGACCGGCTGGCCACGCGCGGGGCGCCGATCTTGCCGACCAGAAACGGCTCGGTGGCCGAGCGCAGCACGAATCCGGTGCCCATCGCCACGTTCCAGTGGGCCGTGCGCTTGGTCCAGCTGCCCCCGGTCACGTAGTCGAAGTTCCAGGCGGTCATGACATGCAGCGCCTGCTGCAGATGCGGCCAGGTCGACCACAGGAACAGATAGCAATCCGGCCCGGCCAGTTCCCAGACCGGCAACCGCGCGACCTGCGGCATCGGCAGGGTGCGGTAATGCGCCTCGGGGCTCCTGGCATGACCGGCGGGCGAATACATCCGGTAGGCCCAGGGCGGGTCCGCCACGGATGGCCGCATAGCGGCCAGGCACAAGATACCCCGAANNCCCACGTCATTCATCGAACTCCCGGCGGCGGCGCACCATGGCCGTGCGCTTGTCGGGGCGGTTCGGGATCTGGCAGGTCACGATAGGCGCCGCCTTCGATGCGGAACTCCAGCCCCTCGGCCAGCACCCCGCAGGCGCCCTGGTCGAGGCCCCGGCGGCACAGGTCGGCGATCTCGGTCCGGATCGCGTCGATATCCACACCGCGCGCACGCTCCAGATAGCGGATGACCGCATGATCGGTGACGGGTGGGCGCTTCATTTGTCCACCCGCACACCGTGACGCTTGCACATGCCCTGCAAGGCCCGGATCACGTCATTGATCTGGCCAGCATCGCGCAGCGCGTCGATGTCGATCGGCACCGAGGACCAATGCGCCTCGAACCGGGCGCGGACAAAGGCGTTCAGCCCGTCGCGGCCGGGCCGGTCGAGGTGCCCCGCCTTGCCAAGCAGGCCCCACAGGACGTGGATGTAGCGCAGATCGGCGCGCGGGGCCGCCGGGCGATGGGCGTTTGAACTGCCCTTTGAACCCTTTTTGAAATGGCTGTTTCCGCCCGGTTTGAAGCCCCGCGCATGAAGGGCTGCGACCACCTTGCGGAGATCGTCATCGGACATGTCCGCCATGCTGGCCTTGCCGGTGGCCACCACCTGCAATCCGCGCCGCGCGTCCTCGTCCAGCCCGAGCTGGCGGCAGGCCGTGTGGATCATGCGCTGGAGGCTGCGGTCGGTCATTGCGCGGCCCCCCGAAGGAGGGCCGCGCGGGTGTCAGGCTGCGGGCGGCGTCCAGTCGCGGGGGACATAGCCTTGCAGCGCATCGACGGCGGGTTCCAGCCTGTCGTGGATGATGCCGAGCAGGGCAGCGACGCCATGGGCGCCGATGGTTTCACCGTTCGGCTGCTGGCTAAGTAGGCTGCGCAGGCCCCACAGGGCCGACGATGCCTCTTCGACCGCATCGCGGGGATCTTGGCTGCACATGGCCCGCCTCCGTTTCGATGATGACAGGATGGCCAAAGTCGCCCAGGGCCGCGACACAGGCTTGCAGCCGCAGGTCTTTCCCGGTCAATCCGGTGCGTTCCAACCGCCGCCGATGTTTCAGATAAGCGCGATAGATGCGCTTGGCCTTTGGCGTGATCCCGTCGCGCGCCAGCAGGATCACCGCATCGACCGACAAGCATTCGCCCAACGTCGGATGGGTGAAGACCGCCGGTTTCAGGTCGGGGTCGTGAAGCGCGTAGAGCTTGCCTGACATGGCTCAGACCTCCCCGAAGAGGTCGGGCTGGTCCCGTTCCGCCCGCAAGGCGGAAACCGACAGGCCGCGCGCCTCGGCCATCCGCAGATCGCGCTCCATCTGAAGCTGGCGTTCCAGGTCTTCGATCCGCGCCAGCCACGACGGCGCCGAGTTGTCTTTCACGCCCTCGGGGTGCAGCATCCCGCAGCGCCGGATCGCATGCATCTCTTCCAGGCAGCGGTCCTGCGACCAGTTCAGCCGCCGCGACATCGTGGCCAGACCAAAGTTCCCGGCCTCCATCATCGCCAGAAGCTGGCCCCATTTCGGATCGGCGGCTTTCAGATGCGCATGGCTGTGGTCGAGTTCGCCCGCGCAACTGGCGGACTTTCCTCGACATCGCCCCTCGTCCCGCAGCCGGAAGTGGCGGTCGAGCACATCCGCCGCTTCGCGCTGGTAGAGCCGCAGGGCCCTCCCGCGCCTCCGGTTTGACGCGGCTGATCTCGATCTTGAAGAGCCATGCAGCCACCCGGCTGCGCGGGATGCAGTTCGTTTCCTGCGTTCCGCCCGCCGAAGGGGTGTGGATGACACACACCCCCCAGAGGTCGGGATCGGCTTTCAGGCGCTGCAACTGGCCGCTGAAGTTCAGCGATAGCCGGTCGCACATCGGCCTGATCGCCACGAACTCGCCCGCCGGCGTCTCGATGCAGGTGATCGTGTCCCCATGAAAGGGCACAGGTATGAGGATAGGATTGTCCAAGGACATGGTTTGTTTCTCCGTTGGTTACGCGGGGGCGGATGCCCCCCGGGTGGTCGAAGAACCTGCCAACGGACAGGGGGGCGCCTTTAGGCCGAAGCCCTGGACATGCGCGCCCGTTAACACCCGGGAGAACGATTGCATCTGCTGATGCGCCGTCTCGGAGCGTAGCCGCCGTTGGTCGGTTCATCGGCTGGACGGCTTCGACACCGCCAGACGACGTCCCTAGGATGCGCGCATCGCGATTCAGCGTCAAGGTCATTTGCGGCCACCCCACTGGACCTGCCGGGTCCACCCGCCATCGGCGCGGCAGGCCGGGCACAAGGCGCGGACATTGCCGGGCTGCGCAAAGAGGTGGTTGTTCAGGTCAGACATCTTGTTCTTCATCATTCGCCCCCTTTCGGTGCAGGCAAAGCCAGTGCCGTCGCCATGTCACGCACTCGCCAGGTCGATGGTGACGGCGGTCCAGCGTGCATCGGCGGCTTCGCGGGTTTCCAGCCGGACATAGGTTTTCGAGCCGACGACCCGCATGGCCTCGCGCACCGCGCGCATGGCCTCCTGCCAGCGCGGATCGGTGATATCCAGCCGCAGCATCATGAAGATCTCGGACCGGTTGATCTGGCCTTCCTTGTCGGTGTTGAAGGCCCGCGTCACCAAGGCGCGGATCTCGGCGCGCGAATCCGCCGACCATTCGTTCAGGCATTCGTCCACCAGCACCTTGGCGGTCTGCAGGCCGGGGCCGAAGTCGATCAGGTCGGCCACGCGGATCGAGACCCGCATCAGACCGTCATAGCTGGTGTAGCTGCGGTTGCCCTTGGCGCCGCCCTTGGTGACGCCGTATTCCTGCGCCAGCAGGGCGTCGAAGCCGCCGAGGTCCTCGAAGACATGCGCCTTGAACCGGCTGATCTGGGCCGACAGCGCCAATCCGTGACCCATGATCTTGCGCACCGTCTGGTGCTCCAGCTGGTCGGCCGGCTTGATTAGGTCCAGCGGAACCAGCGCGCCGCGCGCATCCCGCATGTAGACGGCATTGCCGACCATGTAGCGGTCATCGGGCAGGTCGGCGGGGGTGAACTCGGTCATCGTGGGCAGCTCCTTGGATGAACCAGCCGCCGGGGCGGCCGGAGGGTGTGGGGGGCGACGGGCCGAAGCCCGAGGACCAGACAGGCCAATGCGAGGCATTCGACATCGGCGGTGGTGATCAGCGTGGGGCCGTCCAGACCGAGCATCTCGATCTTGCCAAGCGCCCTGGCGGCGCCGAACAGGATCTCGGCATCGGTCCGCAACCCGTCAGGCATCCGCACCCCCGACCAGCCGCAGCGGGGGGCGTCGGGCCTGGATGCCGTGGAAGGCCCGCAGATCGGCCGAGACCTCGTGAAGTTCGGCATGCAGGCGCGACAGGTCCGCATGGGTGGCGGACCGGCTGGCGATGATCCAGGCCGCAGCGGCCAGCACGACCAGGTCCGCCGCCTCTGGCCGCAGGTCCGGTGCAAAGCCGCCGCTGATCAGCCGGGCAAAACACTCGGTGTCGGGATCCGCCCAGGTCATGCCGTCGATCTGGTCAAGCAGGGTCATGATCCCTCCTTCGCGAGACGCGGGCAGCGACGGCAGGCGCGGTACATCCGCACCCGCTCTGAGTTGGCATTGGTGTAGGTCCGGGAGTGCCCCATCCACTGGCGGCACTGCGCCGTCGAGATTTCGCCCAGGGCCGGGCACTGGACAGTGGCGTTCATCAGAACGCCGCGCACCACTTCCTCGAACGCATCCAGGCGGGCGGCATACTTGTTGCGCAGAACCTGGCTGACTGTTGCACCCGAACGCTCCAGACGGGCGGCAACCTTGACCTGACTGCTCCGCGCGCATTCTTCGGCCAGCCGCAGGACCCAATCCGGCGGGTCCTCACCCCAGGCCTCCCTGGCAATGGCAACCGGATCGCTCACAACCGGCGCTCCTGCACAAAGACCTCGCGCGAATTCGGGTCATAGACCTGTTTCACCCGCTGAATCTGCGGCGGCTTTGGCCCGTTGTTGCGGATCAGGCGGTATCTTGCCACCTGCGCCTTGGACGGGTCAGCCCGACGCAGGACCCGCAGGTAGCCGGTCGCCAGCAACATCCGGCAATAGGACTTGGCGGTCTCGACCGGGATCGAGATCGAGGCTGTCTCGATCAGATCCGGATAGCTGAACTCCTTCAGGATCGACATGCCCCGCCAAAGCTGCTCGGTGACATTGCCTTGCGTCACCGGCGTGCCGTCCGCGCGGACACGGGGCGCCTCCTGACCGATGTCACGGACCAGCCGCCAGAAGAATGGCTGACCGGGCTCTTCGGGTTGCTGGGCCAGATAGCCTGCCGCTGTCAGACCCTTGCAGTAGTCCCGGACGGTCTTGTTGTTCGCCCGGGTCAGGGCCACCAGGTCCGGCGCGCTGAAGGTCCGCTCGCCCTGGCTTCGGATGGCAGCCCAGATGGCATCCCGGCCCGGATTGGCCTGGTCGATCGGTCGCCGCACCATCACAACGCCCTCCGCGGGGTCGGGGCCTCACCGCTGAAGAACGCGATCTTCTGCGCATCGACCAGGGTGACGACCGCTTTGCCGGTCGAAAGCGCGTACTCGGTGATCTGACGCAGGTTCACGACGATGCGCCGGGCGCGGGCCTGTGAGCATTCCAGCACCATTTGCTGCACGTCAGGCACGATCTCGATGCCGGGGCATTTCAGCTTGGCCAGCAAGCCGACTTCCCGCAGGTCGGCCGGCTGGGCCGCGACCCAGTCCAGCATGCGGTTGTGGACCCTCTCCCAGCGGCGCAAGGTTTGCGGCAGGTTTTCTTCGCCGATCAGGATCACCGTGCCCTGGCTGCTCTCGTAGATGTCGCGGATGATGCCGATCATCCCGTCCTTGGCGACCAGGTCTGCCTCGTCGATCAGCAGCGGGCGCCCGGACTTGCTCAGCTGGTCGCCGATCTGCTCGACCATGTCGCCGATGGTGCGTCCCGGCGTGATGCCCATCCCCCGAAGGATCATCTCGGCGAACTTCTTGCGGCTCCAGGTCGATTTGACCTCGACCCAATAGGCGCGGGTCTCCTGGGCATTCCAAGTCGCGGCCTTGGTCTTGCCATAGCCCGACGGCCCGAAGAAGCAGGCCAGTCCCGGAAGGTCATAGTCGCGGTTCTGGACCCTGTTGATCAAGGCGTTCAACAGCATGACATTGCGCAGGGGGGCAACGCTGCCTGCGGTATTGAATTCGACTGCTCCGTCCATCATTCACTCCTGACTTCGTCCTGCCGCCGTGGGGCCATGCCCCCCCCGGCGGTTCCGTTCATCCGATTCCTGCTTCACCGAAACTCCGGAACATGGTCCGTTGCGCCTGAAACTCCGGCAGGCGTTGCATGCGCGACCAGAAGGCGGCATCCTGTTCCGAGATCGGCTCCCCGGCCTCCGACCGGCGCTCGATCTCCATCGCCCGCCAGAACCGATCGGCCGCGGTCTCTTCCACAATTGCAGGCTTGGCAGGTGCCTTGGTGAAGTTCGCCCTGAACACGTTGAGGCGCGCCTCGTCTGCCGTGTCCGGTACCGGCACCGGTCTTTCGACCAGCGCCTTGCGGGCGCGGGCGGGCACCATCTCGACCACCTTGGCCTCGACCAACGGGGTCTCGGCCTTGTGGATCGCGGCCAGTTCCTGCGCGTATTGCTCGACCGACACCGGTCGCAGCGCCTTCAGCAGCTTGCGCTCGGCCGTCTTGACCTGCGATTGCCAGCGTGCATGCGCCTTGGCCGAGGCGATGTCGAAGAACCCGATCTTCGCGGAGCAGGCCGCCGGGCCAAGGAATTCGCCCTGCAGCGTGTAAAGGTAGCACCCGGCGTGCAGATCCTCCGGATCAAACCGCGCCACCACCTTCTGGCCTGCGAGTTCGTTCATCCAGGGCGACCAGTACCGGTTGCCCCACATGGTCAGGCTACCATGCTTGCGGTGCAGCCGCCGTACTTCCTGCGCCATCAGATACAGGCGCCGCTGTTCATCGGTCGCCTTCCGGACCTTTGCCGATGCATAGGAGGTGGCGAAGGTGTCATCGAACGACCGCCCCTTCGCCGTGGGCGACAGGCGCCCGGGCCGGGCGTTGTGATCCTTCACCCCACGTTCGACCACCGCCAGAAAATCGGCCAACGGGACAGCCCGCGATCCGTAGTTTTCCGGTTTGGCCAGAGGGTTGCGCCCGACATAGGCCCCGGTGAAGGCCGGATGCTTCGAGATATGCTCGGCAAAGTCGCGGAACCCGCGTTCCACCGGCTTGGCCTGGCCATGACCCGGCGTCGCCCAGTGGATCGTGATCCCCATCATGGGCAGGACGCCCAGCGGATCATCGTCGCGGATGGTGAAGCGGAACCGCGATTTTGCGCCGCCGGTCAGCCATTTGTTGGCAAATTCATGCCCGTTGTCGAACAGGCAGTGCCGCGGGATGCCCCAGGTCTCGATCAGCTCGCCAAAGGCCGACATCACCGACACCTTGTTGGGGGTCAGATCGATCCGCCACGACAGGATCTTGCCGGAATAGAGGTCCTGAAACGCGACGATCTCGGGCCGTACCGGCTCGTCAATGCCGGGCCATTGCACGAACACGTCAAACTGGTGGCAATCGGCGTTGACCCCTTCCAGCGCCGACAAGCCCGACCGATCGCGGATCTGTGGCGGGAAGCATTCGGCAAGTCCGCGCTCCCCCCGACGGGCAAACACCTGTGTCACGCGCGGAACATTGGCATCCATCCAGCGCTCGGCGGTCTTCAGGGTCAGATACTGCCACCCCTGCGCTTCGGCCAGTTCAACCGCCCGCTGCCAGCAGGCCCGGAAGCTCGGTTCGCCCATCCGCAGATAGTCGGTTTTCAGGCGCAGCAGGAATTCCGGGCTGCAGGTGGCGCGCTGCCGCGCAGGCGCCGCCGCCCGATGCCGGGGCGCCAGATAGGCCAGCCGGTCGGCGACATCCACGCCCTCGACCCGTTCGAACCAACCCCAGATCGTGCGGTCGCTGATCCCGTGCTGCTTGCCCACCATGCCGACCGCCAGGAACTTCGTCGCCGCCGGTGCCAGCGCCTCGACCTCCTGCACGATCCGCAGGGCGCGCCGGGCCTTGTCCTTCACGCGCTCGGGCAACCCGTCGAACCACGCCCAGACCTCGCCCCGGTCCTGCCGGACCTTCGACGCCTCCGGCGGATTGACCTGCGCGATCAGTGCGCGTTGTGCCCGCGCCGGGAACAGCCGCCAATGGTATTCCCACCCGCCGCCCCGACCGGCACGGCGCCGGGCAAAGTCAGGGTGGCCGCGCCAGCCCAGTTTCTTCGCCATGACATCCGCGCCTTGCTGGCTGTTCGGCAGGTCAGGCAGGGCGGCATCGGCAATTTCCTGCGCCGTGAACCACTCTTTCAAAGGCAGTTGAACGGTCATTCCTCGGCACCTTCCGCAAGAGTATCGACGTCCCGGCCAATGGCGCCGGGCACGATCCCAAGGGAATCGGCCTCGTCCCGCAGCAAGGACGCCAACTGGTGAAAGGCCTGCGACACAAACCGGCGCCGGGCGCCAACGCGGCTGCGCGACCAGGCGTTCAACAGCGCCCGGAATTCCGCTTCGGTGGGGTCTATGATCGGTTCAGGGGTGTTGCGGCCATCCTCGGCCGCCAGGCTCTTTCGGGCATCGGCGGCGGATTTGGCATTGCCTGACGCCAGGCGCAGCACCACGGCCGACCGTTCAGCAGCATCGCCGATCCTGGCCAATGTCTTCAGGTCCTGCATGGTGATCCGGCAGGGGGCGGCATCCAGCCTGGCCGCATCCTCCGGCGTCAGGTTCTCGCCAGCTTTCAGCGCACGGAATATCGTGCTTTCGTCGACGCCGAAGGCATCTGCGATGGTTTTGGTGAGGGGCGAAGTGGTGACTGGCATTTTGCCACCCACCACTTTTCCGGTGTACTGGTTGCCCTTGAACACCCCCGGTTTGCGCTCCGGGTGCAGGGCGTAATAGTCCCGCTTCCAGGACGCGACAAAGACCGCCGTCTGCAACGGCGTCATCCGGGCGGCGCCCAGATTGTTGGTCGCCTCCATCGCCCGGGCCTCGTCTGCCCGGCATTCCACCACCAGCACCGCAATGTCGGGCAGGCCCATCCGCCGCGCAGCTTCCAGTCGGTGCGCGCCGTCGATCAGCACGTAGCGGTCCTTGACCTTGCGGACGTGGATCGGCGTGGTGATGCCGGTATCCTCGGCCATCACGATCAGGTTCTCGACAAAGGCGTCGCGCACCTCGCGCAACCGCCCTTCGACCGAAATCGCATCCAGCGGCAAGCGGATCACGTTACCGGCATTCAGGAACTTCACGATCAGCGCCCCCCGCGCATGCTCGACCGGCGCCCGCCGCCTGACAGCCCGCCTGCGACCCCGAAGTCGCCCAGCCAGGTCTGCTGGCCACGGCAGCCGTCGCACTTCCGGTGATGTGCGCCCTCGGACCAGAACTCCACGCCGCAGGTCAGGCAGGCGCGGTCACGCGGGATACGGTTCGGCGGCAAGGCCGCCACCTGCGCGCGCATCCAGGCTTCGGCATCGCGCCGGTTGGCAAACAGCGGCGACCGATCCGGCAGGCCCAGCACCTCGAATTCGGCGCCATGGCCCTCGACCCGGATTCCGCTCGCCCGGTCTCGCCGCAGGTTGTCAGACCTCATGCCCGCCCCCGTCCTTCAACGCCGCCGCCCGGGCGATGTTGCGCAGGATTTCCCCCGCAAGCCGCTCCAGGCAGGCCAGTTGCAGCGCGCAATCGGGATCGTTGATGCCGCCGATCAGCCGGTTTGCCAGCGCCACGCGCTGCGCCGGGGGCAGCGCCAGCGCCAGCGCCGTGATCGACGCGACGCGGGCCATCGCATGCCCGCTCATGGCGCAGCCCCCGACATCGCGTGCGCCAGCAGCAGCCCGAGCCAAAGCGAACCGAAGATCGACACCACCCCGATCAGGTCGCCGACCCAGCTGTGCTCGATCCGGTTCGACCAGATGCGGATGAAGCGCAGCGCCCGGCGCGTCCGCGAAACCGCTTGGTCCGCGCCGGGGGCTCCCCTACCATCCGGAGCGCCAACAACAGGATGGAGGGATGGGTGAGCCGCAGCATCAACTACGACAGGTACATCTGGGAAGCGGAGGCCCATGCTAACGAACTCCTGGAACTGTATTCGCCGGAACTTCGGGAGGCGCTGGCTGTAGAATTGGGTCGCCAGTGGGTCTCGATCCTTCCCCAGTGTCTTGATCCGCCGAAGTCGGCGTTTGTGTTCCTTGGGGATGGACCCACAGACCGCGAGCGGCGGCTTGCCAAGCTGAGTGCTGGCGAAGGTCAGCTTCTGTGGGCTCAGGCTCGGTTTCTGGCGATCCGATCAGCCAGAGTATTGCGGCTCGCCCTAGACGTTCTGCCCGCGTCGGGCTGGGGATATCGAAAAGCCGTTCGGCATGCGGCCGAAGCCGTTTCTCGATCTCGGGTCCTGCCATCACCAGTGGAGACAGCACTGCTTCAACTGCCCGAATGATCCCGGACGCCAGCACACCAGGCACGAACACGGGCGGCGGCATCCGCAGGTCTCTGCGGCGCAGGCGGAACAACAGGGCCATCACGCGACCTCCTTCTTCTGTTTGGGGCGGGGGATGTCAGCAGGCCATTCGAGGTCTGAAGGCCAGTTCGCGTCGAACCACGTCACAACGCGGGCTGCCGTGGCGGTGCGGCAGTCGCCGCCTGCCATCAGCTTCTTGAAGAAGTCGCCCTTTCCCAGGGCGCGCATCGAGATCGCAAAGTGGGTCACGCCCTGATGGGTGGCCAGCGTCTCGGCGAGTGTGATCAGCGCGACCTTGGATACAGCCCCGGCTTGCCTGCCGCCAAACGAGGGTGAAGGGTCAACGGCTGCTCTGCGCGACCGGAATACCAGCACCGGACCAGGATCTTCCGGTGGCGCGATCAACGCCGCAATTCGGCGGCGGATGCGGGTAAACATCACGCGGCCTCCTTCTTGGGTTTTGGGGGGCCGGGAATGTCGGCGGGCCAATCAAGGTCGGATGGCCAACGATCCGAGAACCACAGCATGACGACCGCCGCCTTGCGCAAAGTGCAACTGGCGGAACCCCGCAGGCTCGCCAGCCACTTTCCGTCATTGGCCGCGTAGGTCGAAACCGTCGAGAGCTCCAACCCCACGTGGGCGGCATATAGTTCTCCCAGCCTCACCAAGTCCCGCTTGTCCATCAATCGACCTCAATCGGTATCATTACCGCAATCATAAGCGGCAATATTACCGATAGTCAAGCAGTCGGATCATCGGTAAAATCCCCGATTCGTGGAACATGTAGAATCAGACTTCTCCAAGATCGTTGCCGAGCGCCTTAGCGACCTCGGCCAAAATGCTTATGCTATTGAAAAGGCATACAACCTCCCGCCTGATGCCGTTAGGAACGTCCTTCGTGGGGCAAAGAAGTCAGGAACGCCGCTGAACCGCGCTCGAGAGATTTGTGCAGCACTCGGGCTCGAGTTCTACATCGGCCCACCGCGCGACACCGCTCCGGTCGAGCAGGTAGTCCTCGACACGGACGACTACATCCCCGTCCCGCGCCTCGATGTGCGGCTCTCGGCCGGGCCGGGGGCGCATAATGGCCCGCCGGACGAGCTGGACCGCATCGCCTTTCGCCGCGACTGGCTGTCGCGGCTCGGTGTCCGCCCCCAGGACGCGGTCCTCGTGGGGATCTCCGGCGACAGCATGGCACCGGGTCTGCGCGATGGCGACATCGCTCTGATCGACCGCGGCCGCCAGAAGGTGCGCCCGGGCCACGTGTATGCGTTCACCGACGCTGACGGTTCAACGCGCGTCAAACGGCTCGATATCGTGCCCGATCACGGCTACATTCTACGCTCGGATGCACCTGACTTTCCCGCCGAAACCCGCTTCGGCCTCGACGCCAAGGCGTTGCGCATCGAAGGCCAGGTGGTATGGTCGGGGCATGTCTGGGAGAGGTGACAGGATGAAACGCGAATATTCGGCGGCCCGTGGCCTTCTTGGCGTCGTGGACGCATTCGGATGGATCGCAGCGGCGGGCGGGGTCTTGATAGGGATATTGGTGGCCGTCGAACATGGGGGAGGCTTTACAGGGGGCTTATTGGCCGGCGGTCCGTTCCTGATTGGTGGGATTGTGATGATCTCGATGGTGCAGATTGCGCGGGCACAGCTCGATACTGCAGAGAACTCGGCTGAGCTGGTTGCCGTCATGTCCCGGGTCGAAGCTGCGCTGAACGCAGCAGCATCGTCCCGTCTATCCATCGCACGTCCAGAAGACGAAGCCCCGGCGCCACTGCCGCACCCTGTCAGGAACGCCCTTCTTGATGGTCGCATCACGAGAAGCAAGTTTGGGAAGTTCGTTGCTGACGGTCAACAGTTCGATGCCGCTGAAGATGCCTATCGCCACCTTGAGCGACGCAGCCAGTAGCCCGCTTCGCGAGGTTGGGCGACTAGGGCCTGTTGACGTTCACCTCAGGCGAATGATTGTAGCTGCGATGGCGATGAAAGCGCCGAAACTTTCGTCTGTCTTGCAGC